GGCTGCTATCGCACTATACCTAACGGGTGTAACCGACTTGAAGGTTCTATCGACAGCCGCTCTCGCTGGCTTCCTTGGACCCGTCTTGAAATGGCTAGACCCATCTGCCACAGAGTTCGGCAGAGGTTCCAACTAGCCTCTAGGATACCCCTTAACGGGCTTCTAAGGCGGTTTTTAGACACTTTGACCCCTAGGTTGGGGAGTTACCCTTACCCAGAATACTAAGACCCCTCTATCTCGTGATTGCACATCATGGATAGAGGGGTCTTTTTGTCGTTCCGATAAGTAGTTTACACTTGGCTGACTTCCCCTCAGTCAAGTATAATTATATATATTATATATAATAAAATACAATAGACCCCGTAGGGGTCTATATATAATATATATAAATATGATTATAACATATATAATATTATATAGATAGAGTTTTGAAAGGAATTATGGGAGTATATATATCTGATGGTTACAAGATACCTGAACATGTATCTTATTCAGCTATTACTACATACATCGATTGCGGTTACTTGTACTACCTAGGACGACTATTGGAGATACCCGAAAAGCCTGCCGTTTGGTCTATTGGTGGTGCTTCTTTCCACAAAGCAACCGAAAATTGGGATAAACAACATGTCGAGTAAGATTCATAAAGAAGTGGACAAATTATGGGAAGAGGCATGGAATGAATATTCGAAGGATGTCGACTTTAACGCGCTTAGGGTTAGCGGCAGGGCTACGAAAGAATATCCTAATAAGGAAGACGCAGGGTTCTGGAAGTTCAAGGGACCCGAATGGGTCCGCAGTTACGTCGAGTGGCGTATGGCCAACAAGAACTGGAAGATTTGGAAAACTCCTGAAGGTGCTTCTGCGATTGAATTAGGCATAATGCCTAAGTTTGCAGGAATCACCGTTAAGATGGTCATTGATAGGGTTTTTGACGTTGATGGCCAATTGATTGTTGTTGACCTAAAAACATCACAACGAGCACCCGAATCAAGCTTACAGCTTGGCTTCTACCGTGCTGGGTTGAAGCAGGTTTTTGGCATTGATATTCAATATGGCAACTATTGGATGGCACGCCAAGCTAGCACCTCAGAGATGGTAGACCTTACCAAGTATTCAGACGAGATGATTGACTACTTCGTAGAAAGCTTTGACAAGGCACGCCGTTATGGTGTATTCTTACCTAACACAAACAACTGTAATCGTTGCGGACTCACCGAGTTCTGCGCGTTTACTTCAAAGAAAGAGAAATAATGACAGAAGAATGGAAACTGCAAGTTTCTATTAAGTCATCTGCTTCTAAGGATGCAGATATGATTAACATCCGCGCTAATACCGCCGATGAACTTAGCGTGTTACTTGAAGGCATAGGTGACTACTCTACGCAGATTGCTGCTACTAGCAAAAAGATAGCGCAGGCGTACACAGTACTCCCTTTATCGACTACGAGTTCCACTACAAGCACAACGCAAGTGCAATCCTATCCAACAATCCAGGTATCGGCAGCATCCGATACAGGAGTAGAGGAGACAGTACATGATAGATACGGTAACGTATGGGTGTACAATAAGCCTGGCGCTCCGACCTGCGTTCGTGGTATAATGGTACTTAAGTCTGCTATATCTAAGGAAGGCAAGCCATATAAGTGCTGGTCAGACCCTGCTGCTGGGCCTAGATGGTCTGGTGCGAGAATCCCCAAGGAGCAACACGCTCCCGTAGTTTGGGCATAACTAATAAAATGAGCCGTAGCCAGAATACCTCCTACTGGCTACGGTTTTTATTAAAAAGGAATAAACCTTGCGTACACTTGTCAGAAGCGTTGGTCGTTCAGGTATTGGCGGAGAACCGCTGCCATCATGTTTCAAGGCGTTTGAGTCTAACAAAATTATTCTCAGGTGCAGCGAAGTATCGATGTTCGCGGCGGCGCCAGGAGTAGGTAAGTCAACACTTGCCTTAGCCCTTGCGCTAAAGATGAAGGTTCCCACCCTATACATCAGCGCTGATACCAACGCACATACTATGGCCATGCGCTTGGCATCTATGATTTCAGGTAAGAATCAAACTGATGTTGAGCAGTTATTGAATAGTGATTTAGGTTGGACAAGAGCAGTTCTAGCTAAGGCTAGTCATATTGTCTGGTCATTTGATTCAGCGCCATCCCTACAAGATATTGATGAGGAAATACAGGCCTTCGAAGAACTGTGGGGATGCCCACCGCAACTGATTGTTGTAGATAACTTAATGGATATAGCAACCGATGGTGGCGAAGAGTTCTCTTCGATGAGGGCCATTGTTAAGGAATTAAAATATATTGCTCGTGCCACTAACTCTGCTGTGCTTGTGCTTCATCATACCAGTGAAGCTATACACGGAGCTCCATGCCAACCTAGGAGCGCTATCCAAGGTAAGATTGCCCAGTTGCCTGCCCTTATATGCACACTTGGGGTAGTTGGCACAAGCATGGGTGTTGCACCCGTTAAAAATAGATATGGGCGTGCCGATGCTGGGGGGGGTATAATGATTTGGATTGCTTTCAATCCTGAGTATATGTTTGTCGAAGATATACCAGAGAATGTTTAGGGGGGAATTTAAAAAATGGATGATGATTATCTGGAGATACACGCAAAAGAAATGGCACAGTCTGAATATCACAGACATATTTCCGCGTGCATACAGAAGATTAATTCTGCCAAACCGACAGTTAGGGACTATTATACGCAAGGCGTACAAGACGGACTTGAATGGGCAATCAGAATACTGGTAAAGGATAAGAGCGCGTAATGGCAAACCCTAATGGTCGCAAGGGTTCTAAGTTTGAATCCGATGTCATGCGTTGGCTCCGTGAGCACGGCGCAGTAGCAGAACGCCTCATTAAAGCTGGTGCGAAAGACGAAGGTGACTTGTATGTTTTCTTACAGGGCAAGACTTATATCCTTGAACTGAAGAATAGAAAAAGGCTAGCTTTGCCTGCGTTTTGGGAAGAGGCGCGGGATGAGGCAAAAAACTACGCGAAGGCAAGGAGTTTACCCTTTTCTCCTCCTGCCTTCGTTGTAGTAAAACGCAGGAACCACGGCATAGAAAAGTCGTGGGTCATACAAGACTTGGAGCAGTGGATGAGTTTGGAGCAGTGGGGATGAGAGAGAGATATGAATGACCTACCCAGCATCAGAGATATACTCATACACTATGGAGCGCAAATTAGACGAAACCATGGACAAGTCAACATCTGTTGTCCATTCCACGATGACTCGCATCAAAGTAGTAGCGCCAATCTCGACGGCAACGTATTCACATGTTTCGCTTGTGGAATACAAGGTAACAGCCTCCAAGTTATTTCCCAAAGGGAGGGCATAAGTGTCAAAGATGCAAAAGAGTTTGCAGCGAGAATCACTGGAGAGAGCAGCGGAAAAGTACGCGGGAAACATTTATCAGGCAGAAGCCTACCTAAAAAGTCGCGGAATACCAATGGAAGTAGCACGATTAGCACGCTTAGGAGTGGTCGTAGAACCGGAGGTTGGACATGAAACATACTTTGGCAGACTTAGCATACCGTATATTACTAAAACCGGTGTTGTTGACCTACGCTTTAGGAGTCTTAATCCGGCAGTTGAGCCTAAATATATGGGGCTTACTGGGATGGAAACTAAAATATATAATGTTCTTGATATTGAGCGTGCAGGTGATTACATTGGTATATGTGAGGGAGAGCTTGATGCTCTTACTCTCAGTTCCTGCGTCGGTATTCCTTGTGTTGGCGTTCCGGGAGCTAATAGCTGGAAGAAACATTATACTAGACTCCTTGCAGATTTTGAGAAAATCTTTGTCTTCGCTGACGGAGACCAGAACGGCAAAGAATTTGCTAACTCGCTCGCCCGAGAATTTCCAGTAACAATAGTTCAGTTCCCTGAAGGAGAAGACGCTAATTCGTTTTATATAATTCATGGCGCACAGGCTATCCTTAGAAAAGCAGGTTTAAATGGTAAATGATTGGAATAAATGGGGAGAAGTTCCGATTTGTCCCGATTGCGGGCAGAACTTCAGTAATATTTTTGACGCAATCGGACACTTCCTGGAGGATGGGGAAGTCTTCGACCCTGCATTGGTACTACCCGGCAATTATAGGCTTATGATAGGTTCATTATTGCGCTCTATCTATGAAAACCGCTTTAGTCCAAAGCTTATATCGGAGATTACTCAGTCGACTTACTTTACCTTGTTTACTGCTGAAACAGAACCTGATTTAATAAATCAAACCGTTGAAGATATTATAGTGGATACAGAAATGGAAAATTTTGATGTGCAGCTCAAGCGATTATTCAAGAATGGAGAATGAGGAAATATGTCAGATTACGAATCATATAGAAGATTTGGGCTACAAGATTACATCGATAAAAACACAGAAGGGGACACTCATAGTAACCCTGACAATACCCCTTCTTACGAAGAAAGCGTCGCCCCCACCCGGTTCGAAGAAGATGTCAGGATAGTTTACGATGAGTTGATGTCAATTCTGTTAGCCAAGCATAGGGATTACGGACCCAAGAATATATCTGAATCCCCGGGCGGTGCGCTCAATGGACTACGCGTTCGTATCCATGATAAGACCGCTCGAATCAACAACCTACTTGACTTTCGCCGCAAGGCTGAGTACGAATCATTAGAAGATTCATTCAGAGATTTGGCTAACTATGCCATCATAGCATTACTTGTCCTGAGGGATAGATGGGATAAGTAATAAATGATAAAGAAATCCTCGTTTGACCTAGACTTTGGTTATGGTCGCAAGGGGGAACAGTTAGTAGAGGAGCTACTTACTGGTGGTCGTACCGTTGAGGTCAAGCGCGACAGGAAATGGTGGATTACCAACAACATCTACATTGAGACAGAGTGTTGGTATCGTAGGTCGAAGGCATGGGAGCCCTCGGGCTTATCGGTTACCGAGGCTGCGTACTGGGCGTTCGTGCTTGAGCAGTCCACCCTCTTAATCCCGACACACATACTAAAGAAAACAGTCAAAGAACTAGGGAGAGACATATCCTGCGAGGTTCCTCCGAATAAATCTAAAGGTTATCTTATTACAGTAGAAGATTTATTGACCGGAACTAGGAAATGGAAAAACGAAAAGCCATGAATTGGGATAGCATAGAGGATTGGGACTATATAGTAGTCAATGTATCCTCTGAATACCATAAAAAATTCCCCATGTGTGAGCTTGAGGACATAAAACAAGACCTGTATATATGGTTTGCAGAGCACCCCAACAAGCTAGAGTATTGGGAGTCCCTAGGAAAGAAGGATGCTAAGAATCTCATCTATCGCAGCCTCAGGAATCAGGCATTAGACTATTGCCAGAGATGGAAATCCAAATCAATAGGCTATGACATAAGTGATTTATATTATTACACACCGGAATTAGTAGAAGTGCTGTTACCTACCGTATTGATGGGTAACTTTCATATCGCACCTAAGTTGAACCTTAGTAATGTAAGTAGTGGACCATCTACCCCCTCGGAAGGGGGCAACATACAAGTAATGTTACTTGAAATAGACTCTGCGTATTGGAAATTATCCAAAGATAATAGGAAGATAATCTTCTTACGCCATGCGGAGTCGTTTGATTTCAAGGAGATAGCTAACTTGTTGTCTCTTGGCACGGAGGACGCTGCTAGAATGCGTCACAAGCGTGCGATAAAACGACTCGTCAATAAACTTGGTGGGCGTAAGCCTTACCCTGACGAGGACTTGGATAAGGCTAACCAAGAAAAAGAGACAGAACAGCACCAAAGCTCAGAATAAAACATACTGCCACAATGGCAGCATATAATCCCATCTTGGCAGCCTTGATTATATTCTCTATCAAGATTTACCCCCGATGGCACGCTTCCCATGCTCTTCCCTCAGGTGTCGGCTGAGGCTTTCGAATGCCATGCGACCCCTCAATTGCCATTCCTTTTTACAAATTGGACAGATTATTATTCTCATTACTCCCCGCCTTATGTTTTGTCTTGCGTGAATATTTTTTCTTATTACGAATTGGAATTGCGGCATTTGACCTCCGCAATTCCAAGACTTTTTTAATTCGAGATAGATTAGGAAACATTTACTATCTCAGTTTCGCCGTCTGTACATCTCGAACATAGTACTCCGTCAAGTAAAAGGGCGTTACACTTACACCCTTCGCATTGTCCAGCGTTCATATCTGCTCTCCTTCCTCCTCATAATCCTCAATAATGAAATCTTCGGGTGTGGGAGCGGTAGCTAGTGTACCACACGAAGCACATTCCATGTCAATGAAGTATAGTTCTATGGTTCCATAGTACTTATCAAACATAGTCTTAAGGTTCCATACATCTGAACCGCATGGACATACTGTTGTTGGTGTCCCACGAATATCCATTGCGTTCTTATAGTCTGGCTTGAGTTCCGTTATTGGTATCGGCTCTTTATTCCTATCCAACCTTCTGCCCCTCTCTGTGTGATTTCTAATGGGGTTTCATCCCCATAGGCACAATCTATCACCGAATAATGATATATCCAGGTCTTTTTGTGCTTTTCATTTTTGTACTTTTCCTTTGATTTTACCTCTTTTGATTCCCCCATGATGGGCTTATTACAAGAATCACAGATAGTAACATACTTATCTTTAAGGTATGGCATTAGTGCCATCCTTTCTTCTTGAAGTGTTGCCAAGCTCGACAAGGGGTGTGATACCTATAATAGATATACTCCAACCCCCTGTCGATTTGCTTGGTGGGTGGTGTTCTAGGGTCAAGCCCCAGAAGCTGTGGGATACCGCCAGCATTACGGCCCGCAACTTTTATTTTATTCTGTGCGTTCGGGTTCCATGCCGACTCTTTACCCCACAATTTCGCTAGGCAAGACATTTGTTTGTCTCGCCATAATCCAAGTCTATCATAGGCATAGGACTTGCTATCGTAAGAAGTCCAAGTATCTCTTTTGGAATACTCGTATGGTTGTATTGGGTTTCTACCCATTACCAGTATGGTTACTAATACTGTGCTTGTCACAATCAGTATCCTCATCCAATATCTTTCCATAATCTTATCCTTTCTGCTAAGGCTAATGCCTTAGCCCTGACCTCACCACTACGGCGAGAGTTAGCAAGAAGTATTCTGTCCCCTGCCATCATACCTCCCCAAATCCCATGCTCTATGTTATCCTCTTTCATACCTTCTATCAAACACTCGGCACGAACTGGACACTCCCTACAAATATCCATGGCAATTAGGGCCGTTTCTATCATTTTTCTTTGAGACTCTATGGTAGGCCTTCCGTACGAGCCGACTCGTTGGCCCAACCCTTCCCCTTCGGGAAACCACATATCAGGGTCGGGCGAGCCAGCGCATAAAGCCCTATTAGGATTTATCATGGCACTTCCCCTAACTTGGTCATGGCACATGGGTGGCAATAGCAACGCGTAGAATTATCATTCTCACGAACGAGAATCTCCACGCCACACTTGTCACACTCACATGATATGTATGGGTTGTTCATCTTGTCATCCTCCCCTACATGTCGAGAATCAAGGTAGTACCCTTCATTCTTATCCACTTCCCAGTATTCGTTAAACATTTTCTTAACGGCGGGGTCGGAGGACATCAAAGCCATTTCATAATCGGCTATGAACATACCCTCATCTAGATGAGTCCCTATCCAAGAATCAAATAGTTGTTCAGATACTTCCTGAATTACTGCGCCCCGAACTTGGTCGGGCATGTCGTCAAACATGCTTGGCTTATCGTTCCTATATCCCATTTAACACCTCCTTCCTATATTTATTATCGTTCGTGGTGTTACTTATCGTTAGGACGGAAAGAACTTATGCTTTCCCAATCCTCTATGTCTTGGTTGACTACTATACCAGATTCGGATAATAGGCTAGTCACTACCTTTGCGACTTCGGCACATGGCACTTGTCGCATTGGATATGGGTCTCCCGATTCGGGCGACCATGTCAAGCCAACACTTATCAACTTGTTCATAATATCACTCGCGCATATTACGCTCATTTAGTTATTCACCTCCTTGATATTTTGTCTAAGGTTTTTATGGTGTCAAGTATAGTCTAGCCACTAACGCTTTTATTAGTTAGTGACTAGACCACACCAATGCGTTCTATTCTGATTCTACGCTGAATACAACGGAAGTATATCCATCAAGTCTTTCATGGGTTGCGACCAGATTATTCTTTCCAGTTAGATGTTTGTAATTTCCATCACCTAATGAAACCCACATAGACTTTGGCTTGAACCTCACTTGTGATGAGTTTGCCTTTAGTATAGTACCCTTTGGGTATATGCTTGCCATATTTCACCCCCCCTCATCATGGTTAATAGGTTAAGTCCTGTTGACCCAACCTACCTTGATTCTCATAGGAGTACATCCTATCAGAAAAGTAATCAGTTTCTCGCTTAACAGAAGCAGGGGTATAACACATACAATCCTGCTTACTAGCACTACATGACATACACATTTCGCAGTATTGACAATACCCTTCACTATTGTATAGGTCAATAAGAGCACCACACCAATCGCATTGGTCTATGATACCTTCAGTATTCTCACCAGAACTGATGAGGTTGTTGTAATACTCTTGCTCTATGGTATAATCCACTTCGTTTGAGTATTTATTACTCATTGGTTTTGATGAGTAATATAGGCTATTTGTAGGTTTATGTGAATAATTACTCCACCATACACCATTTTCATCCCAAGTACCAAGTGTCTCATTTACTATGTAGAGTTGAGATAAGGACTTCGGGTTGGTTGTGAGCAGGGCTATCTTAGAACTACCAGCCCATCCTTCTATCACGCGATAAAGGTTCTCATCATCCATAGCAGATATTCCTCCCATTTTAGGTAAGACATCCTCTGCGAATATACGCGTATCGCTACGCCTATCCTCTTTGCCTATGAAAACATCCAGCGCACCATTGTGTGCTAGAACAGTATTATTGTCATCACCTACGAAGTAAGGATGACAGTTATCCTCGTTTCGTACGCCATGTGTAGCATAGCGAGCGTGCCAAATAGCATATCCTTGAGGATTTTGTTGCCTCATGTGGATAAACTTGGATATTGCTTTGCGAGCAGACATTGTACGATAGCGAAATATCTTTCCGTCTATCACCAATGCGAACCCGAAGCCATGTGGGTTAGCACATGCGCCGTTTTTAAGTTCCTCGCGCTTTGGTACAGCGTTAGGATTACAGATAACTAACAGGCACACAAATCCTCCTTCCTATGCGTTTAAGGTTGGTCTTGAAGTTAGTATTACGCTAGGTACTTTGTCCATGCGTAAGTATAAGTTAGGGTAGATACCATTATTGTCATCTACCCAAGCGGTAAACCATTCCCAAGACAGCATACCTAATTTTACATCAGATACACTCATAACTCGGGTATATTCTACCGAAGCGTGGCATAATTCTAAGGCACACATAATGCCTTCGCGCTTCATATTGCCACGAAAGAAGCGCAGTTCTAATGTATTCGGGTTAGTGGTATTGACCGCGCTATGGCGTTCGCTCCATTCGCTCGAATGTAACTTGTGAGTGACATTGAATTGTGGAACTCCCCACTCATCAGGTTTCCATACATCAGAAAAGGAAGCAAATTCGGTTTTCCGACCTGCTAACTTCATCATCTCTCTAGGATTTTTATAGATAAGAGAGATGAATCTATGAGTGTGCGCTCCAGAATCGAACGCAAGCCTAGACACATGGACATGAAGCCCACATGAATCGGTATCCCAACTTCTTGCGTGATAATCGGTTCGCAACAACTCGATATAATTCCACAAGTCGTTAGCGACTTGATACGCTTCAAGCGTATGGGGATGGGTCACTAACTCGAAACCCTTGCCATTTATACTACTATCATCCTTGAGATAGCATATATTATCTTTCTCGAGTTTCTTTACCAGTCCTACCGCTTCGCGATAAGTCGTTCCCGTGATATGGTTTAGTTCCATCTCCAATTCAAAGCCCATGAACAGTTTATTCCTATTCACTTCTATGCCGTGAAATTGGAAAGTCGCTCCGCGATTTCCTTGTTTGTTGAACCCGTATTGGTGGATAATTCCCGTGTCGTTTGCTCGACAATTCCAGCACACATCATACTCACTATCGTTGCCGTAATACTCCGAGCAGTTATCGCAGGAACTTGCTCCATCATCTACACAACCATCACACCAACTTTCATCCCATCCATCTCCAAAGACACGGGTTAACGAATAAGATTCGATATATGTGCCTTCACAGCGTTGGCATGTAACTGAATCAGAATAGCAATTTTCACACCATATCTGACCTTCATTTGCGGTTGACCAATTCTCGCTATCTGCGAATTGGGTTTCACAAACAAAGCATGTCCGACTACAATCATCACAAAGTAACAGACCGCTTGTGAGTAGTGTTATGTCCGTTTCATCTGAGGTAGAGCCACAGGACACACATCTAGTTGGCATATATTCTCACCTCCTTTCCTTTTCTAGTTCGAGAACAATACCTATCATCTAGTTATCATCCTCGACTTCTTTTATTTCTAGAGATTTTATGAAGCCATCTACCTCCGATTTCGTGGCGAGTCCGCCAAGCCTTTCAATTACTTGCTCAATCATCATGCTAGAAACCTTATCTCTAAGTTTATCTACACAACTCTTGAGTTTGTGGAGTCCTAATTTGGAGAGTCTTGCCGACTCATTTCGTAGGCTTGAACGGATATATTCCATCTCGCTACTATTCACTACCAATATGAACTCATCCTCACTCATCTAACTCACCTCCCATCCTATTAGATTACCAGTTTAACATCTTTTGATGGGGAAGTCAAATACCCTTCCCCCATAGAATTACAAGTATCTTGCGATAGTGTTGTAAGTGGAAGTAGAAACTACTTCCTCATCTGTCATCTTGAGAATACGAACTGCGTTCTCAATTTCCTCTACGATTTCCTTATACTGCCAATCGTTGAGAGTATCAAGGTTATTCTCAGGTTCTTTAGGTAGTTTGATACAACTTTTAGGTAAACTGAAATCAACACTTATCATGCCATTGTAGCAAACTCTGGCGGTTAAGTTCTCTGCCTTAGAGATTTTAGCAAGTGCTAATTTGCCTACCTCTTTGTTCCAAGCCTTTAGAGCCTTAGCGTGCTTCTCCTCATTTGCCTTTTGATTAGCCTTATCCTTTCGGAGTTGGACTAACTTTGCTTCTAATGCCTTGACTACTTTGGAGGTCGCTATCTTGACATTTATAGATTTACCATTTCTCATATATTATCACCTCCTTTGGCTCATCAGTATCGGCGTTTACCGATAGACCTTACCGATTAGGTAAGGTTTCGCCATTAACTAACTCACCTTCCTGCGCTGTTCTTGTAGATATACCTCGCGTAGCATTTCCTCGACCATTTTGTGACTCTTGCGATAGCGTCTGTCTAATGCGTAGCGTGGCTTGAAATACAAGTAATACCATGCGTAATCGGTGAACAGTAAGCGAAAGTAGTTTCTACTTCCTTTTGGTAATTTCATTTATCATCACCTCCTAACTTCTCGGAGATTATCTTGCTTAGAAATTGCCAATCTCTCTCTGTTGTAGGCTCTACCTTGTAAAGCCCTAATGACTTTATCGTGAAAGTCGCAGTATCCTGTATTAAAGCCATATCCTCACCTCCTCATCCTTTCGGAGTTGGGCTAATACCTTATCCTTTCGGAGTTGGACTAGTTCTGAGTTCCATTGGTTCATTATTTCCATCAACCACTCTGGCGAGTGGCGAATTGGTCGTAATAGCGACTCGACTGGAACTCCGCGCTTCTCTGCTCGCGTTGTGAGTTTGGCGAGCGAGTAACCTCCGACAGTCTTGCCTGTCTTGCGCTGAACTTTTGGCTTCTTTTTCCAAGCCTTGCCGTTCTTGCGTTGAACATTGGTGATACCCATATCCTCACCTCCTTTTGGCTCATCAGTATCGGCATTTGCCGATAGACCTTACCTAATCGGTAAGGTTTCGCCTAAGCCTCCTGTAACTTGCTTATCCAATACTCGGCTAACTCCCAATAATTAACGCGGTATAGGCTTCCAATATCCTCGCGCATAATTCTGAGAGAGTCTGGCATTTCTCCCCCAAATTCGGCGCGATAGGCGCGAAAGTCCAACAAGTTCACTATCCACTCTTCCAAGCGGTCAGCGAACTCTCCTACTATGTCGCGTCTAATATCAGACTCACGGGTCATTTCCATGACTTCGGAACACAACCCTTCATCGTTCTCTATCCATAGGTTAGTTGCCCATGTTTCACGATTACTCCAACCTTGACACTCATCCTCACTCATCTACTATCACCTCCTCTCGGTTCAAGTAGCAATTTTAATCTTTCCTTGATTTAAGGACAATTATCGAGGCTTCCAACCTCTTATTATCATC